GGTTACGGTCCAAAACCTCCCGCGACTTGGGGTCACCGACCTCACTGAAAGTTGCCCTAATCAGGAACCGTGTCATCAACCGGTGAGCGTCCAACAAACTGAGGTAATCAGTTTTACCTGATGGGGTAAGGAACCCCGCCATGTTGACGTGCCCCAGATTGCAAGGCTCCCACGGCTCCAAAGTGATTTCACCGCAAGGGTTTGTACACACAACAGGGTTGGGTTCCCCGACGTTGGACAGGCTTGAGTCCCAGAATCCCGGTTCCCCGTTCCTGACCATCCCAACAGCCATCCGACTCATCACCTTGGATGCGTGCCACGCCGGCCCCTGCTTGGCCTGATACCAGAACGTGTCATCGACCTCAACAGAAATGTTCGTTGTCCAATGAGACAGCGACTCTTGCTTGATGGTCATGAACTTTTCGATCTGGGGGTCAGCCCAGTGCATCATTGCCATACGGGCTGACCGGCGCACACCACCGGCCACCACGCACTGCGCGATAGCGTGGTCAATCTCCATGCCGTCGATCCCAGTCAGCATGGCACCGACCTTGCCGGTCAACACCGTGGACACTTCCCGCAGCATCTTCGCCAACGGCATCGGCCCCGATGCCCGACCACCGAAGGTTTTCAGCTTCGCCCCGGCAGGCCGCACCCTGGTCACGTCGTACACCCGGTGATCGTGCTCGACACCGTCCCGGTAATGGGTGTCGATCAGATCGACCAGGGCGGCAGCCCAGCCCTCACGGGAGTCTTCGATCTGGAAGGCACCCGCCCAGTCAGAGTTGTAGTCGATTGACAGCAACCCAGCCTTGGCTAGCTCCTGGTAGTCCGGGTGCTCTTCGTCGCAGACGATTTCGACTTTGAGTGGGTTCTTCACCGCCGGGTACTGGGCCAGGTACTTGTTGGAGTAGTTCGCTCCGACCCCGCCACCTTCCATGAGCCTCATGAACGTGAATTCGAAGTGGTCAGAGGGCTTTTCGGTCCACCCTGCCACCCAACAATTAAAAAGGTGCTGGGCGTTGGTGACCCCTGAGGCCCACAGGTGACGGCCGGCTGGCAGCACCTGGAAGTTGCTCATCATTTCGATGAGTTTCTCCCGCTCACCGGGCAGTTGGTGGCGTGCATCGACCAGGGCTAGGTTGCCGTCCACCACCCGCTCGACGGTTTCGGGCCACGTTTCTTTGGTGCCGTCCGGTTTGACCCGGCTGTAGGTTCGTTCGTAGACCAGTTGACCTGTCGGTCCCCAATTAACGTCTGTCATGCAGTTCCTTTCGGGTTGATGCCGCAGTACATTTCGCGGTCTTGCCTAGACCAGTTCTCAACCAACATCGGCTTCTGGTGCGGGAATAGCTCAGGGAACACCTGAGCCCTGTACATTTCGGAGCCGCCCATACCGTTGAAGAAAGCGTCCATGATGTTCACCATCACTCCCCTGCGTACTGAGCGCGGGTTCGATCAAACCCGCCTGAATACTGTTGGTTTGACTTGACGTACGCTGCGGCGTTTGTCATTGCGCGGCGGGTGCCGGGGCCATCCGGGCGCTCAACAAACTGGCGCTTGTATGAGCGGTTCATCTGCGTGGTGAGTGACGTAAGTGCGCGGCTCAACAGAGTTTTCTGTGCCCTATCGTCCCGAGGTATGACCTCGTCGCGGAGGTACCGGCTCTCAATAGCCTCTGCGTATTTCGAATTGACTTTCCGCAGGTGTGCCATGCCACGGCGAAGGTCAGTCTCAGTCGCAAGTTTGGTGTTCACTGTGTCCGCGAACTCACCGCCAGTGCTGGTGTAATCAGCAACAGACCAGTTCGAACCCAACTCCGGGCTTTCGTTGTGCAGAACACGGTCTTCAAGAATCTGCTTGACCTCGTTCACGGAGTACCGGAAGTTCCCGGAGAACAAGTCATAGTCAGTTCGCTCTTGTGCTGCGATCTGATGCCCGATCTTGATGATCGCGTTCAGGCGTTGCCGGTCATCGAAATCGCGGAGCAGCTTCTCGACCGATCCTGGGCGGTCAAGGAGATGCAACGTGATGTCCTGCTCAAGATCGTCAGCCTCAACGATCCCCGGCCACTGAAACGCAACCGCTTTCGCGGCCTTGGTGACCTCGTTCTTCATATCCAATACAGCGTTCATTTAGACCTCCCATGTGTGGCCGTCGACAGTGAATCGACGGTTGTTGATGAACACAGGTTCCGGGGAAACGTGCTGCCCGTTCACTGTCAAAATTCCGAACCCGTGCTGCCAGTTACCCGCAGCACCCTTCAGGTAATGCGCCTGCTTCATGTCCATCAGGTTCCCGACCTCAAACCCATGAACAGTCCTAGTGACCCGCCCGTCATACCCTGACGAGTGAGCCAGCAGACCAATGCGGTGCGTATGACCCATCACCACACTCTTTGTGAACTTCACCGCTGCACCCAACGCGGTGTGGCCGGCGAACCTCGACAAACTGATACCGCCCTTATGCCCGTGTGTGGTCAACCACCCCGGTGCAACCTTGTTGAAATCAGGCAGCTTCTTCACACCGAACCCGTCGAAATCCAAAAGGGTTTCGATGTCAAACGCCCCGGACTCAGCTAGCGCCGGGGCGTACTTGGAGAGGTAGGTGCGTGGGCGTTCGTCATGGTTACCCTCATGCACTCCGATAGGGCCGTCGTAGACGGCACGTAAAGGCGCGAACAGTTTCTGCTTCGCTAGCTCAGAGTCTTTGAACACAGACCCTTCGAACTCGCCGGCCGTCCCTTTGTTCCACCGGGATGGTTGCGGGTAGTCCATCACGTCACCGATGTGGATGACTTCGTCTGGTTTGAACTCCCCGACGAACTTGATGACCGCTGCCATAGCCCGATGATCATGATACGGGATTTGTGTGTCAGGCAGGATCACAATCCGTTTACTCATTGTGTGCCAATCGGTAGATTTCGCGGTTCAGGTACCACTGCGCTTTCCTCAAATCCTCTGTGGGGTCAGTTGTTTTTCTCCCGGCGCGTGACGCGTACTTGACCACGTTGCCCAGGTTGAAGTTCAACTGCTCTGTGAGGTCGATGACTTCCACACCGTTGCGGAACTGGTAGTGGTCCGGTGACACCGGGTCACTCATCGTCGTCATCACCGGTCCACACGTAATCGTGAATACGTTCCACCCACTTCGGCAGGTCGAAGTAAATTTCCCAGTTAACTCCCAAACGCACTGATGATCTCCTTCAACTTGTCAGGCTGGTAACCCAGGACCGCATCGAACCCCGGCGCTTCGATGACAGGGGTGGACTTCGCTTGCAGAAACTTCGTGACGTACTCCTTCGCAAGCAGGTCTTCGCTGATATCCACAACATCCGGGTGGATGCCGGCCTCTTCCAGCTTCTGGATGACCCTCTTACACGGCGGGCACCCAGGCTGGGTGTACACAGTCAAGTTCATTTGATCCTTTCCATCAGTGCTTGAACACCGTTCTTCACTACGAACTCATTGACATCCGTTCCCGGTGGGGACGGGATGATCTTGGCGTTGGGCAAGGTTGCCGCCACGGTGTGCGCGAACCCCATGCCAGCATCGTCCCCGTCAGCGAGGACGAACACCTCCCGGTAACCCAGGAACGGTTCACGGAAGTGGTGCTGCCACGCCTGAGAACCCGGCACACCCACCGCAGGTATGCCGCACAGTTGCGCTGTGATCGCGTCGATTTCACCTTCGGTGATCGCGATACGAGGGGACTCCTTCAGCAACGCCAAAGTGTTGTACAGCCGTGGCCGATCACCAGCGGTGGTCATGTACTTGCCATGACCTTTGTGATCGTGGTCCTCGACGCACCTAAACCGAAGGCTCACTACCGCCCAGCCGTGTTCCTGGGACCACCGCAGGTACGGGATAGCCAGGAACCCCTTGAACATTTCATGTCCAGGCAGAGGGTCGCTGACGTATCCCAACCGGAACTTGTCCAGGGCCTCCCGGATTTTCGGGGACGCTAACCCCCTGCTCCGCAAATACTCTTCGCCCGGACTTCCTGGCAGATTTGCGTGGTACTTTTCGGTGGCTTCCCGGAGCCAACTCCTCTGCGATTCTGAAAGCCTCTTCAA